ACAATCACGCCGGCATCGTGGCGCATCAGTAAAGTTTGCGAGCCCATAAAGTCTTCACACTGGTACTCGAGATCTTCGCCGCTATAGCTGGCGAGTAACTCCGCAAAATCATGCGGCGCATGCTCATATAAAGCGGCCGCGGCCGTAGGGTACTCGCTGTAGGCGCCGCACAATGCGACCACGTCGAGTTTTACCGGCTCCGACTCGCTCAATTCTTCCAAGTACTCAAACAAGCGCTCGAGGCCGTCATAACTGAACTGGTCAGCCCGGCCGGCATCGCTGAATGCATCACGGAATGCTGAAAAGTTTATTTGCTGGTAAATCATTGCTCTATCTCCCTGGTAATGGGCCAGCGCTAAGCGCTGGCGTTGATGGCGTTGATGAATTCGGCACGCTTGGCGTTAGTGCTAATCGTGCGGAGTGTGGATTCCGCGATGCGCTTGGCGGCATCATTGTTGCCGTTTGCGATGTGCTGGCGAATGATTTTAACGACTTTCTGGTTTGCTTTGCTCATAATGTAAATCTCCGTTTGCGTTGTTGTTGGTTCCAATTATACAAGCGCCGTTTACACTTGCAATACCTTTTTACAAATAAATAGATAAAAAAGTGTAAGCGTACGTGTGCGTTACCATTTTGAAATTAAGTGTAACCGTATAAGTTGTTGATTTTGCTGAATTGTTCCGGTTGTAACCGTTGTAACCGTAATTTTAGTAACAAAATATATTTTTGGTAGGGTAGTGTGATTGTGCCAAACAATGTTTGCATTCTCTCCGCGCGCGTGAATTGTGTCTAAATTTACGGTTACAACGGTTACAATGGTTACAGAATATAATATATATATATAAATCAATAAGTTATGCAGTTACACTTCGGTAACAAACCGTTACCAATGTTCCGAACCCTGCTGTAAGTTATTGATCCTATTTACTTTGCAAAAGATCATTTGCAGGTAACACGTAAACTGCCGTTTACAGTCTTTCCGCCATGCAGCATTGAGGGGCAGGCCCCCTTTGTTCCAGCCTGGACTCTTTTAGCCTGGGGCCCCCAAAAATGCGCGCGTTGATATAGCCTTGGCCCCCCACTCACACAACTCAGGCCAATTTTTACTTTTGTGTGTAGACGTCCTTTGTCACTGTTTACGGGTCGGCGTCTATGTGATATACACCCCACTTATGGACATAACAAAACACAAACCGCCAGAGCAAGTTCCTGCTGCACCCAGTAATTGGCTGCAGGAGTTGGCGTATGACATTGCGTTGGAATACCACCCGCCCGATGAGCTAAAGGTCAAGTATGATCTTGGTAACGATGATTTTGAGCGCGTGTGCAACTCAGTGCCGGTAAAACGTGCAGTTGCATCCTATAAGCGCATGATTGACGAAGAGACAACGCAAGCTCGTCTTAAAACCAAACGGCTTGCATCAACGTTGATCGAGGAAGTCGGTGCCATTGCGCTTGACCGTACGCTTGACCCTGCAGTGCGACTTCGTGCCATTGAGGACATTTGTAAGTACGCGGAGATGGAAAAACCTTCTAAGCAAGAAGACACTAATTCTAACCAAGCGCCATTTATGATTAACATTCAGGTCAATACATGAGTGCAGTAGATGAGCCAGAAAATGGAATAAATTTCAAGCCTTCGCCGGTAGCTGAACAGTTTATGATGTCTAACTCGGTAGTACGTGGCTTAGTCGGCCCGTTGGGCAGCGGTAAGTCTGTAGCTTGTGCCATGGAGCTGGTGCGCCGAGCTTGCCTGCAGGAGCCTGACAAGAAAGGCATACGCAAAACCCGCTTTGCTGTTATTCGTAACACTGTGCGGATGCTTAAGGATACGACGATCAAAACCGTGCATGACTGGCTGCCACCTGGGCTAGCCGGGCGCTGGTATGCAACGACAAACACTTTTATGCTGCAATTTCCTTTGGCCGATGGTACGCGGGTCGAGAGTGAGTGGATGTTTCGACCGCTGGAATCATCCGAAGATGTACGTAACCTTTTGTCGCTGGAACTAACTGGGGCTTGGGTTAACGAGTATCGTGAGGTCAACCCGGACATTTTTATTAACCTACTTGGTCGTATTGGTCGCTACCCGAAACAAGGTGATGCGCCGCCGACATGGGTGGGGGTAATTATGGACACTAACCCGCCGGCCATTAGTACTTTTTGGCACAAGTTGTTTGAGTCCGACGAGCACGACGCTAACTTAGGTGACTTTGCTAAAAAGTTTGGCAGGCCGGTTAAGGAGATATTTCGCCAGCCATCGGGCATGTCTGAAAACGCCGAGAACAAAGACAACCTGCCGGAAGGGTACTATGAGTTGCTGCTGGCATCAGGTCGCGACGAGGACTGGTTGAATGTGCACGTGCACGGTGAGTACGGCACTAGACGTGACGGCCTGCCGGTTTTTTCTCAGTTTAACGTTAAGGTGCACAAAGCAAATACTACAATTGAGGCAAGCCCGTATCATCCGCTAACTGTTGGGCTGGATTTTGGGCTGACGCCGGCGGCGGTGATGTTTCAGCGCAACGCGGTAGGGCAGTGGGTTATTCTCTCTGAGCTGGTTAGTCAGAATATGGGCATCGAGGAGTTTGCACAGAAGCTTAAGAATTACTTGCGCACGCGGTTTCCTGAGAACAATCAGTACGATTTGTGGTGTGACCCAGCAGGCAACCAGCGCAACCAGGTTAACGCGGCCACGCCGTTCGATGTGCTGCGCAAAGAAGGTTTTACGCCACGGGCAGGGCCAAGCGACCTAGACACAAGACTAGGCGCGGTACGGCGTCCGCTCAGTCGGATGGTAGAAGGTCAGCCAGGCATGCTGGTTAACCCTGAGTGTACAATTTTGTTGGAAGGGTTTATGGGTGGGTACAAGTACATTACTGATAAGCGTACTGATGAGCCGCGTGATATTCCTGACAAGACGTTTGAGTCGCACGTACACGATGCGCTACAACATGGACTGGTCGTTTACGAAGGGCCGCAGTTAGCAGGCAAACCTGCACGACGCTGGGGGCGTAGCAGCACGCATAGCAAACCAATTAGAGCTAAGGAGTACAGCGCATGGAAGGTGGGGTAACGCCAGTCATCGAGCCAGAGCATGTTGAGAGCTTTAAGCAGCTATTCGATTACATTTACCAAGGCGACGTTGAGGCAACGCGCGTTAGCTTAGAGTTAATTCACGTGCTGCATGTGTGGGATGACATAATTGATAACGATGCGGTGCCCAACGAGCAAACTAACGCTGCGTTTACCAGCGCGCTGTTTGAGATAAGCAAATCGTGGTTGTGGGATGAGCATGCAATCGCTATTGCACGGGTGCAGTATTTTAAATGGCAGGCAGCGAACAACATTGAATCATTACCCAACCCGGCGCGTCGAGTTCGAGCGATTGCTTATGTTTACCGAGCTGGATTTTTTGACCTTTTCTATTATTTCGCCTATAAGTTGCATGGAATGCAATGGGCAGAGAGCGTCGCTCCTACTATTGCGACATGGTATGGTGAATCAATTGAGCAATATGAACACGAAATGTGGGGAGTAAATGATGGCTAATCCAGTTGTAGCAATAGTAGCATCGACTCTCGGAGCTACCGCAATCCAAAGCTCGCAACAAAGAAGTGCACAAAGACGAGCCGAGCGTCGGGCTGCAGAACAGCAACGGCAAGCACAAGAAGCTGCAGCACGTCGTCAACGTGAGGCACAAGCAGCCGCGGATGCGCGGGCCAGAGCAGCACAAGCTGCAGCTCGACGGCAAGCCGCAGAAGCTCGAGCGCGCGAGGAAGCTGAACGTCAGCGGATAGCGCAAGTTCGTCAGCAAGAAGAAGCGCAGCGTGAGCGTGAGGAAGAAGCTGCAGCAACTAGCAGACGTAGGCGAGTACAAACGGCGACGGCAGATGCGCCTTCCTTGTTTGATGTATTGGGTGCAGGTCAGACTGCGGCAACGCGTTCAACCTTAGCACAATCCGGCCAAACTGCCCGCGAGACGTTAGGTTAAGGAGTTCGCAATGAGCGCACAGGATGTTATTTTTGAAGCACAGGCGATGTTTGACGAGCGCGTTGAATACGAAGCGCTTTGGGAAACAGCATACAAATACATCGCACCAGAACGTGCGCTTATTTACTCCCGGACAAAAAGAACCCCGTCTGAGATTCAAGATGAGGTTTTTGACTCTAGCGCTATTGACGCAGCAGAACGGCTAAACAACCTTTTGCTTTCTGGGCTAACGCCACCTTGGCAGAAATGGATGCGGGTCGTCCCCGGCGTTGCTATTAACGATGACGCAGAACGCGAAGCGCTACGACCTGCGCTAATGCAGGTTGAGAATTTAATGTTCTCTTTGCTTACTCGCAGTAATTTTTACCAAGAGATTCAACCCAGTGTCCTAGACCGTATTGTTGGGGGCACGCATGGGTTAATGATGGTGCCTGATACTGAGGCACAGCGTCTTAGATTTAAAGCTATTCCGTTAGGCGAGTTGGCTATCCGCGAAGATGATAGTGGTCAAGTGGTCACGATTGCGCGCAAGTACAAGTTAAGTATTAAACAGATGATTATGAAGTACGGTAACCGCGTACCGCAGGAACTTCGCGATGTCGAAGACAAAAAACAAAACGCGATCGACCAAGAGATTATAGCCTTTAATGACCAAAACGCCGCTGGGCTTTGGCGCTTTGTAGTGGTTCATAAAGGCAAAGGTAAAATCTTAGAAGAAGAAACTAAACAAAACCCACGTATTTTTGTGTCACGTTGGAGCAAAGTACCAGGCAGCGTTTATGGGCGTGGCCCAGGATTACGTGCGCTGTCTGACGTTCGTGCATTAAATAAAGTTAAAGAGATGCAGCTGAAAAATGCAGCTAAGGCTGTAGCGGGTGTATACACCGTCGTTGATGATGGTGTAATTAACCCATACACGCTGACCTTTGAGCCGGGCACATTTTTGCCTGTTGCAAGTAATGACCGTCAGAACCCGAGCATCCAAGAGCTGCCGGCTAGTGGTGACTTTAATGTTTCGCTGTTTACGATTGAAGAATTGCGCAAAGGTATCGAGCGTACATTCATGGCTGATAACTTCGGACCGGTTGACCAGACGCCGATGACGGCTACCGAGGTTTCGCAACGATCACGCATTATTGCCCAAGACATGGGCTCGACGATTGCACGCTTGCAATTTGAGATGCTGTTGCCAATTATCAAAGCAGTGTACGCAGCAATGAGCGAAATGGAACTAGTTCCTTCAGAATTACAGATCGACGGCGAGACCTTAGACGTTGAGTTTGTAAGCCAGCTGGCACAAGCGCAACAGGCCGTGGATGAGCAAAACTTACTGGAGTACACGCAGATCGCCACGCAGTTTGGCGAGATTGATCCTAAGGCTGGCTTGATAATTGATGTCCACCGCGCATTGCGCAAGCTTGCCGAGATCAAACACATTCCGCCGCAAGTCATTCGTAACGAGAATGAGATCGAAGAGATTATGCAGCAGGCGGGTGAAGTACAAGCCGCGGAAGAGCAACAAATGATGCAGCAAGGAGGTGCGCCAAGTGGGATGGCATAGTTTAGAAGAAAAGAGTGAAAGCACCAAAGCAAACACCGCCGCCCGTGAAGATGCCCACCGTGCGTTGGCAGCGGCGGCGACACAAGCGCTTGCGAAAGATACGCAAGAGCCGCTTAAAAGGTTTTTGATGAACAAAGCTAACTCGGTAAGTTATCGAGCCGGAGCTGCACCTGCCGAAGTAGCTTTTGATGAAGGGCAGCGTTCATTGGCGTTGCAAATTTTAAAACTTGCAGGAGAAATTAAATGAGTGACGGTGAGGCAGAAACTCCAGAAGCCGGAGTCCCCGATCCACAGGCCCAAGAAGAAACAGCACCAGAAACGATTTTTGATGGTGTAGAAGTTGAAGAGTCGCCTAAACCGGAAGAGGACGTAATTGATACGCCCACGAAACCACCGGAAGAAGAAGCTGAAGAAAAAGCTGAAGAGGGCGAGCGGCCTGATTGGTTGCCGGAAAAATTTAAAACGCCTGAAGATCTTGTTAAAGCCTATAACGAGATGGGCACTAAGATCCGCGAGAAAAACGAACCGCCTGAATCATATGAGATTAAGGTAAAACAGGGCGAAGAGGAACAAGAAATTGAGTTGTCGGAGACGGAAGTTGAAGTCTTTAAAGACGCAAACTTAACCAACGACCAAGCACAAAAGCTTACTCAATATTTTCACGAGCATGTTATTCCTGAGATTGTTAATGCTAAGGCGGAAGTTGAGAAAGAGCGGTTAGGGTTAGACTGGAACATGGATCCGTCCAGTAGTGAGTTTACCCAGCAGCTAGCAAAAGTTAAGTCATGGGCGCAGCAGAATCTACCTGAAGCGGCTGTGACGGAGCTGTCTCGCTCAGCTGCAGGCGTTAAAACTTTGTCTAACCTGATGGAGCAGGGCAACCAAGGCCATAAGGTCACAGGTAACACTGCGTCGTCTCGGCCGGATAGATCCCAGTTGCAGGATTTAATGAACGACGAGCGCTATTGGAAAGGTGATGAGGATTATCGCAGATATGTTCAAGAGCAATTCCAGCGGGCGTTTGACTAAGTTGTTGACAACAAAGGGGAGTGAGCTATATGCTCATTCCCAGTGAAAAGAAAGGTTTACCCAGTTTGGCCCCTGACTTTTCCATGACACCCGAAGCTGGCCCCGCATAGGCTCACCCAGCGCAAGGAGTCGGTAACCAAATACCAACTAATTGTGTGAGGATTTTTACAATGTCTACTACAGTACCTGTCTCTTTTATTGAGCAGTACGAGGCTGAAGTAAAACAGGTCTACCAGCGGGAAGGCTCTTTACTTCGTAATAGCATTCGTACTCGTACCCAGATTAACGCTGACCGCGTTTACTTCCCGATTTTGGGCAAAGGATCTGCTACGGCTAAAGCGCGTCATGCTGACGTTACGCCGATGGATCTTGAGCACACTCGGGCGTTTGCTTCGATGCAAGATCATTATGCTCCTGAGTATATTGATGAGCTGGATCAGGCCAAACTGAACTGGTCACTGGCTTCTGAGTATGCGCGCGCAAGCGGTAATGCGCTAGGTCGTAAAACTGATGAGATCATCATCGACGCGTTTGATGCGACTACTAATACCACTGACCCAAATACGCTAGATAGTGGCGCAAGTAATGCACTGACCTTGAAAGTCATTTCCGAAATTTCTCGGATTCACAATGCTGCTGATGTTCCTTTGGACAACATGCGGTATGCAGTGATTAGCCCCGAGGCACATTCGGAGCTGCTTCAGCTTAGTGAGGCTACCAGCAGTGACTTCACCACCACACAGTTGCTTATGAATGCTCGTGAGCCAGCTATGTGGATGGGGTATAAGTGGATCATGCACACCGGTTTGCCGGATGGTGTTAAAGGTTACTTTTACCACATGCAAGCCGCCGGCCATGGTATCTCTCGTGATGTGACCACCGAGGTCAACTACATCGCGCAGAAAGTCGCCTTCTTGGTCAATTCTTACATGAGCATGGGTGCCACCATCATTGATGAGCCTGGCATTATTAAGCTCACAGATAGCTAAGGAGATATGACAGATGGCTTTTAATCGACTTGAACTGAGTGCAATGAACTACACTGGAGCTGGTAACGGCAACACATTTTGGTTCTACTCTAACAGTGACAGTGACACGGTTACGGCAAATGGTTATTTCAACGACGCGGCTGAAGAGCTTAGTGTTGGAGATTTGGTCTTTGACGTAGACGGAGCTGGCTTCGTCGCAGTGTCGGCCATTGCTGCAGGGGTGGTAACCGTAGCGGTTGTGCCCGCAGCCTAAAATAGAGGGGAACTCCCATGGCGGCAAGTAGCCTAGAAGTTATTAACGACGGGCTAGTTCGACTGGGGGTTCCCCCTCTAGCTTCTCTTTCTGACCGCAGTGCTCAGGCACTAGCGGCAGATTCTATTTACCAAACTATTCGTGAGTCTTTACTCTCAGAGCACCCTTGGTCTTTTGCTTTGCGAGAAGAGCAGCTGGCTAAACTAGCGCTTGAACCAGAAGAGCTAAGATCTACAGAATTCACGTATGCTTATCAACTTCCTTATGATTCACTGCGGATTTTAGGATTACGCAGTACCGATCAGTTTAGGCTGGCTGGCGACCAGCTGTACACAAACGACAAAGAAGTACGTTTGGTGTATGTAAGAAATGTAACAGAAGAAAAATGGCCGTCTTACTTTTCAAAACTGGTGTCTTATTCTTTTGCTGCAGCGGTAGCTATTTCTTTAACTGAGCAAACGACGCGGGCGCAGCTTATGGAAGCCCTTGCTGCTGAGCAGCGGCGAACTGCGCGAAGTGTAGACTCATCACAGACGCCACCTTACGTGTTTAATTTGATGCGCATTTACACGCGGCGCACGCACAATCCGTTGGCAATGGGATGACAGTTTTCGATCATACAACGGGATTTACGCGCGGCGAAGTTGAATCGTCGGTGTATGACCGTTTTGATGTTGATTTTTTCCGTTCAGCTAGCAAACGTGTAGAAAACTGGTTTCCTGATGTAACAGGTGCGTTAGAGCGTAGACCGCCATTTGCTGCAATGGGCAAAAATGAACCTTTTGTTTTGCAGCGGCGACCAGCAATAGTACCGCCAGAAATAGAGTGCGGTAGATTTTTTCTTCGTACTTTTTTGTATCAACGCGATGTGTACCTTTTGTTATTTCGCAAAGTATGCACGGAAGGTTGGCAAGCAATAACTTTATCTGCGTTTAAGATAACGCCAGACCGCGATGTAGTTGAGCAGTTTCAAGATTTCTTTCTTGTCGCCTACTCTAATGACTCGGCGGACTTAATTACTGCGCTTACTAACGCAGGCGATGACATCCCTCCTGATTCTTTTGATGGCAACGCACCTAGTGATTTTGTCAGGAACTTAAGCGAGACATTGTGCTTTGCCCAAGTTGGCCCTTCAGTGTTTATTACTTCACCATTGTTTCCTCCTTATCGGGCATTTGTAGACGACACGGGCGTTCAGGTGGAGCAGGTTGCGTGGTTTGAAGAGTTGGTTGGTTCAGTAGAAGTAGCGTTTGATAAGAAAGAGTGGGACGGTGTAGATACTTTATTTCAAGACCAGCTTTCGTCAGGCGATACATTTTACTTTCGAGGCGACCCATACACTGTTGATAACATCAATAGCCAAGAAAAAATGTTTAGCCTTGAGAATTTTACAACGGAATCGTTTTCTGTGGCAGGCGAACGTATTTCTATACGTACTGATTATTTCGATACTGACTGGCCGCGCCTTTGTACTTTTTACAAAGGGCGATTGCTGTTGTTTTCTAGCCGCCTTAAGCCTGTTGGCATGTGGGCTAGCCGGCCATCTGACCCGTTTACTATTCGTCCAGGTAGCATTTATGACGATGCTCCGATTGAGCTAGAACTTTTAACAGAAGGCGCTGAGTCTTTTATTTGGGTAAACTCGGGCAGCAATATTTTACTTGGTGGTGGGCAGTCTGAGTACATAATAGACACTTTATCTGATGTTCCTTTAACGCCTACGTCGTTTTCTTTTTACAAAGTAGCAAACAATGGTGGCGCGTCGATCCAGCCGTTTTCGTCTAATGCCAGCACGGTGTTTGCTAACCGAGGACGCACGCGAGTACAGTCGGTGCAGTTTAATGACCAGCGAGCAGGGTTTATAGCACAAGACATCAGTTTGCTCGCACCACACTTGCTAGTTAACCGAATTCAAGATCTTGTGTTTCGCCCAGGCACGCAAAACGACCGGGCACCTAGGATTTTTGTGTTGACTGACGAACAAGAGTTAAGGTCTTGTACGTTTGCAGAGCAGGAAAATGTTGTGGCTTGGAATCGGATCACGTTTGCTGAAGGGATTGAACCTAGAGCAATCGCCACATCGCCGGATGATTTTTTTGCCATCTTGCGAACACCTGATGATTCTTTTGTACTAACGCAACTAGATGTAGAAAACACCGAGTTTTATTTGATGGACTTGGCGTTAACTTACACTGCGACTGCGGGCGTAATAAATAATTTATCTGAAATACATTACAACACAACTGTGGCGGTGTTGGACGGATCGCGGTTTGTTGGGTTTTTTGAAACTACAACAGAGCTTGACTTAAACGACGAAACTATTTCTGGTGAAGTTATCGTAGGCATAACTTACGCATCGCTTTTAGAAATGTTGCCTTCTGTCTTAACCAATCAACAACGCGGAGCGTCGTTAAACCGATTACAGCGGTTGCTTAGAGTTTTGATAAGCATAGAAGAAGCTTACGAAATGTCTGTTAATGAGGAACCTTTATTTGGTACGGTTGCAGAAAACGATATAACTGGATTTCCCAAACGCGAAGGGACTTATGAACGCAGATTCTTTGGGTTTAGCACTAGACCTGACACTTCAATAAGCGTTACGTCGCTGTATCGTGCTAAATTACGGTCTGTAAGTCGTGAAATACAGGTAAGTGGGTAAAGTATGGCCATCGGTACAGCAGCTGTTTTATTTGGCGCACAAATAGGAGTTAGCCTTTTGCAAGGGCGGGCTTCTGCACGTGCTGCAGCGCAACAGCAAGCAATGGCCGGTATCCAAGGGCAGCTTTCTATAGATCGTGCTATTCAAGAAGCAGCGTTTGCCCGAGAAGGTTTACAGATAGGCGCAGAACGAAGTGTCTTACAGGCTATTCTCTCCCGAGAGCAAGCAGCCACCGCAGCAATCCAACGCACAGAGTTTGCTGGCCCACTAGAGCGCGCCCAGATACGTCGAGAGGCGAAGTTTGAGGAACGTCAGCGTCGAGGCGATTTAGCGCAAGCATTGGGTGCACAGCGTGCATCGTATGCCGCGGCCGGCGCAGTTGGAGGTAGAACACAACGACTAGCAATAGCAAGATCTCAGTCACAGTTTGCTAAAGAGCAATTGTTGCGCACCCAGAGAACTAGAGAAGCTGTCTTGGTTTCCTCAGAGCGGGATCGCGCCGCCGAGTTTGCATCAGATCGCGTAGCAATAGCTACTCGTTTCCAAGAACGTGCAGCGATACAAGATCTACGCCGTGGTGTCCAAGCCAGCTTTATGCAGCAAGGTGCTGCAATAGAAAACGCACAGTTGCAGATGCAAGGAGCGCGGCAGCAAGCAAGTGCGGCAATGACACAAGCAAAAATTAACGTTTTGGGTAGTACGCTAATGGCTGGGTCGATTTTCGCAGCGAACGTGTCAGGCTTACCCCAAACGCCAGGGAATAACCGTCCGCCAGACTTCAGGCAGTGGTAAGGTATTTAGATAATGGCAAACCAAGACTTTAGAGCAAAATCAGAAGGTCGACTTACCGGTTTTGGTGTTCGAACCAGTAACGCAGTGCCGCAGTTTGGAAGTCAGCCGCGCACGGGGTTAGGTTTGCCTGGCGCACCTAGTGTACAAGCGCCTCGCCCGATTAATTTTTCTGGTATCCAGCAAGTTTTACAAAGCTGGCAAGAACAAGCATTACAAAATGTACAGGAGCAGCAGGCAGAAGCCGCGAGCGGCGCTGCAGCGGAAGCACAAACAGCCATGGGGGTTTCAGGTGTTGCACAAGCCCCAGATACTTTAAACCGTGTAGAGCGCCAAGCTTGGCAGAAACAAACTACCGCGCTCTATGACCAACAAATACGGACGGCGTCGAGCAAAAAAGCTGCTGAGTTACAGCTTGCTTATGAGAGTGATCCCGCAGGATTTGACCAGGCTTGGGCTGCGTACACTGACGAGACGCTTTCTACGATCGCTGAAACTGACGCAAGCTTAGCGGCCGGGGCGCGTGCGTATTTTGAAAGTGTCGGCTCTCGTGGCTCTATTGCTTTGCTAGAGCAACAGCATGCCAACAACGCAAACACTAAGGCGCTTGAAGCCGAAGCTGAAATGTTTGGGCTGGAAGCAGCTGCCGCTGACATTGTGCGTAATAACCCAACGGAACAAGTTTTAGCAGAGCAGTTAGCAGAAGTAAGAATAAACCTGCAGCAAATAGCAGACGCGAACATTTTATCCGGTGCAGACGTTGCAAAACTAGAACGTAACGCAGAAATAAATCTGACGCAGAATTTTGTTGAGGGCCAAGTACAACAAGCTTTGGCTGATGGCGATTTTGACCGCGCGCAGCTTATAGAAGATGAATTACGTGCTGGTAAATATTTTGCTGACAATCGCTTGGGTGACAAGTTAGCTAACAATGTGGCTCGCAGAGCCGGCGCGTTACAGAACGAAATTAACGGAACTATTATTGCGCGCGAACGGCAGCAGCTTGGGTCTGCAGAAGCGATTTTGCAACAGATGATTTCTGGCGTGCCTATTACACCAGAGCAGAAAAACCAGCTAGACAAAACTTTTTCGGAACTGAGTAACGCAATAGATCCAGATGTACAACAAGGTGCAACTAGCTTACAAGCTGGTATCGCAGCGTTTGAACACATTAACGAAAACATTAACACGATGTCTTTTGAGCAGCTGCAAGCAGCTAGAGCTGGTGCGTTATCACAAGAAGCGTTTTTAACTTTGCCGCCAAGGGCGCAGCAAGCTATTGTTTCTCGTGTTGACGCGGAAATAGAGCGTGTAAATGAAGCAATGTCTGGCGCTAATCCTGATGTGGCGCAAGCCGGGCTAGCAAACGTTGCTAACGCTGATTTTTATAGCCTAATAGGCCAGACAGATTTACTTAATGAAAATCGCGAGCTTGCTGCAGAAAGAACAGGCCGTCCTTTAGACACGATGCCTTTTTGGAACAACAGGCAAGTGGGGCAAGCTGCAACAGGGTTGCGCGAGGCAGCGGAAGCTGGCGACCGAACGCAGTTTAATCAAATTGCAGAAGCGTATTTAGCACCATACTCAGCGACTGATTCTGAAGCTGCTGGTTTACGCTTTCTCGGTGAAATAGATTCAGAAATGGGTGGCATTGCTCTTGTATCTTATCAATTGCAAGAATTAGGCATTCAGGATGCGGCTGCGTTTGCTAATACTGCAATTCAAGGTCAAGCATTAGGTACAGGGCATACAATATCTATTGGTGATATGTCGGTTGAAGCCAGACGCAAACTTATGGCGATGTCTGAAACGCATGGCATGAAAATGAACATGGTAATGTCGGCTTTGACTTCGTATGGCCGTGGTTTAAGTGTTGTATCAGACGACCCTCCTAGCGATGCTAGGCAGACAGCTAGGCGTGTCAGCGATATTTTATCAAACGTGCCAACGACTACGCTTGGTAATAACATGGAAATACTTAGCAGTGAGCTAGGTACAAGTGACCGTGTACGCGAGCTTAGAGCTGAAGCGATTAACGAAATTTATGATGATCCTACGGTTCGTGATTTTTATGATGTTGAAAACTTTAGGCCAGTTGCAATGCCAGACGGCAGTTTTCAGTTTCGTAATAAAGAGACTGGCGTATTTATGTACGAACAGGGCGATCCACAAGCGGCCGTACCTGTCACCGCCCGTGTGTCCGATGCTGCATTTGTAGAAGCTAGGCAAGCTGACTTAGATGAACTAGAGGCTCAAGCAGATGCTGCCAGCGAAGCCGCAACCGCTGCGCTATTGTTAACAGAGCGTCCTAAGATCCAGTTTGCCGCTATAGCAGCACGCTTAGATATCCCGGCGGAAGACGCCATGGGTTTGTTCCGCGCTATTAGTTTATCGCCGGGTAGGGTAATGCATCGGATGCCTGGAGGTGTTGCGCCAGAAGTACTCGCTGAAACGCCGGACGTAGATGAATTTACGTTTGGGGGCCGCGTGTTGCAGGACAAAAGCAGGCTGACCCCAGAAATGCAGGTTGCAATTGACGCTGTTGATTCTATTCTTGCACCGGAAGATCTACCAGATGACCCAGAGATGGCGGAGGAGGCGCTTTCAATCCAACAAACCGCCTTTGGTAACGTGTCGCCCCAAGACGAAGGTCGCCTAGCTACGCTGGTGTTATTTGGTGGATATATGCAGCGTTTTGGTGATCGACGTATGGCTTTAGCTGCTATCCACGCCGGCGAAGAAGAGCTTACCGCAGCGATGGAGCTTGGTGGGGAAGAATGGCTTGACCAAATGGATCAAGAAACTCGCGCATTTGTAGCCAAAGGGATGCGAATGTAATGGCGGAACTGCAGACAAGTTTTCTTACTCGCGATGCAATCTTATACCAAGACGAACGCGAGCGTGTGTTTGGCCAGGTTATACCGGACATGGCGCAGCCCGGAAGCCGCACTGCTGGAGTTTTTAAATCAGTATTTCAAGGTGTAGTAGAAAGAGGTATTGGTTGGCAGCGCGATCAATGGGCAAGTATAAAAGATAAAGCTTTAGATCAAGACCAAGAAGACTTAACACCGGACGTTTATGACGAGTTAACTAATGACCCAGTAATGGGTAAGTTAGAAGTGCCTTTTGAACCAGGCATTTCTGTGCGACAGTTTCGCAACCGAGTGCGTCGTTATAAAAGCGAGCAGTATTTAGCGACTTACGAACGAAGCGTTGCCGGACACGTTGGCATGTTTCTTGGCGGAATGGCGGGCGGCATAACTTCGCCTGAAATTTTATCGACACTTTGGGTCGGTGGGCCATTAGCATCTGCCGCGGTGCGAGCCACTACTACATTACGCGGGATGAAATTAGCTTTAGCTTCGGGCGCACAAGTCTCAGCAGTCGCCACACCAATAAATATTTGGTCGCAGCAGCAGGTTTACGGCCAAGTCGATCCGATGGAAGTTTATATGACTGCGGTAGCGCCCATTGCGTTTACACCGGTAGGTGTAGCCTTCGGACGTGCGTTTACGCCTAGAGAAAAAATGGCCGCTGCTGAAGCAGCAGCTACACCGTTGCCGTCAGGCACGCGTGAGCCTGCAGATAACTTTGTCCCCGTTGATTTTCGTGAAGAGTTTAATGCTTATAGCGGCGGTGTTGAGCGTTGGATTGATGATATTGCACAAAACAACCCAGCCGCGTTTGAGTATGGACGCTCGATAGGATTTACCGACGAAGCTTTAGCCATAATGAAAGAACGCACATTTGTGCAAGCTAGCAAAACTGCGGTCACTAAGGACGAGCTTTTTGATCTTGATGCGCTTGAAACTTATGCCACTAGCGATTTTGTGTCCGCTGAGCAACTTGCGATTTTAGAACAGCGCGGGCTTTTGGATCAGGCAGAGCTTGCCAAAGCAGCTGCAGAAACACCTGCGTTCTTGCAGACCATAGATCAGCGGCTGGCGCGGCAGGCCATACAAGAGCGCCGAACAAGTATTGAAACGCGGTTTCCTGAGTTGCGCGATGCGTTGCGCTACCGTGATTATGTGCGTGCTGGTGCCCGTGTACCTGGCGAAGTTCCCAGAAACACTAGAAACATACAGTCCCGGACGCAACCGCCAGCGCCTAACGAACAGTTGCGCAATGCCGCGGATTCGATTCTTACTGCTGTACGAGATCGCAACCTTACCGGCGTATCAGAAGAGCTACGTCCTCTAGTTACGCAGTTAATTGAAGCGGCCAATGTAGATCGGGGCACGCGGCAGATTGCTTATCGGCAGGAGAGTGAAACGCTGGATCTTATTGCAAGAGTTGCCAATGGCGATGTCAAAGCGCAGCGAAAGTTTGCTGAGCGTGCGCTTGAAGGGCTGCCTAATCATGCAGAAGGCGATTACTTAACATTCCGCAGCAAAGGGCTAGAAGGCGTGCGGGCGCGCTTTGTAGATCGGCAGATTGACCGAGCAAACGAGCTGACTTCTCGCTTAGGCATTTTAGAAGAAGCACGAGTAGGTAAAAAAGGCCGGCCTTCTAAAAAACATATGGCAGCACGCAAAGAGCTAAAAGACCAGCTGGCTGTTGTAGAGCAAATGCTTGCTGATATACGAACGCGAACCACCAAAACGCCTGAAAAATTTGATGTGGATGAACTTGCTGATATTTTAAGCGCTTCTCGGATGAACCGGGGCGAGACACCTATGCCTAACGCCGCTAGGGAGCGCACCTTTAATGAGCAGGTTCGCAAAGTAAGCCAGCAAAACAGGCGCGGTGCTGAAGCCGGCAATGAAAATGTAACCGATGCTGAACTAGATGAAGTTATAAAATTTGCAAAACGTCACGGCATCGAAGAACCCGAAGTAGAGAATGAATTTACTGCCGCCGCGCGGGCTATTACGGAGTGTGAAATATGAGCGCAGAGCTAAATTGCCTTCGCGCAGCGCTTGAAACGATTCGTCGCATGGACGACAGAGAGCCAGAAAAGGGCATGCTGGAAAGCACTTTACAGCGCATCATTGAAGAAAAAGATGTATCTGACCAAGTAAAATTTGCCAAAGCCCGGCGGCACGTTGCTACTGTTAGAAAAGCAAGTTTACGTAAAGCCATTCACGACAAGCTGCGAGCTGAGCGGATCGAACAACTGGCGTATGAAACTGATGGGTTTGCCCCTGAAAACTTACGTCGTGTTGTTGATATGGTTGAAGAAAGTGGCGACCCAACAATCGCGCGGCAAATGCCTTCCGCCGCGTCTCGGCAAGTGTATTACGAACATAAATACATGCAGATGCTAGCTGAAACTTTAGATAATTATTTTACTGGTGGTTTTGTAGGCGGTTTTGTGCCGCGACCAAAAGATACAACTGAACTTTCCCGCGCGATGTTGGGTTTTGATACAGCCGATCCTACAGCTGCAAAAGCTGCAGATACAATTCGAACAATCCATAAAGAACTTCGGAATCTGTTGCGAGATAACGGCGTGTTTGTTGAAGACATGCCACATTACAGACCGCAGCGCTTGTCGCCTTCCCGGTTATCGGCCAACAAAGACCGTGCAATCGAAGAAATGACATCGCTGTTAGATACAAAGCATCACCCAGATCCTGAAACAACTGCGGTGGCAGTCTATGACAAGCTGATGCGCCGGCACACTTTAGAGCCTGGTGAGCGGCCATTAAGTCTAGGACGTGAGGTGCACTACCGAGTTGATGATCCCGACAGGTTGCATGAGTTCTTAGAAGAATTTGGTGAGGATACGTTACTGCGTCAGGTTCAAATGTCTATTCGCCGTGAGTCTCGTGCTTTAGCGTTAGCAGAAGTCTTTGGCCCTGACCCTAAACCAGTTATCGAATCGGCCATGCGTCGGTTTAGAGAAAATATTGCGGTTAGTAATTTATCAAAAAAAGATAAATTGACTGCAGAAGCAGCGGCTCGTGGCGCGGTGCATACCTACGATGCTTTGTCCGGCAGTCTTGACCAACCACAGAATAATTTTGCTGCCAATGTAATGTCCGGTTTACGAGCTGCAATGACGCCGCTTTATCTAGGCCGCACCGTGTTTTCTGTTTTGGGTACAGACTCGCTGATTGCGCCACTACAGCGTGGGCGCGTAGAAGGCTTTGGTCGCGCTTTTAATCTACAGGCTCAAGGTCTTGTTGGACTGTTTAACCGTGATCTGCGCCAAAAGTTGCGTGATTACTATGGTGCTTACGAAACCATTATGTATATGGGTGCACCAAACAGTCGTTTTTCTAACGACCCTGCATCAGAAGGCTTTGGTAGAACGATGCAGGCAACCAGTAACGCAATCTATCGCATGACCGGTGCATGGGATGTAGAGCAAGGTTTGCGACAAATGACGTCGTACTCTATCGGTCGCGGGCTTGGTGATTCAAGAAAAGTGCCGTGGGATGAGCTAGATCCTCGACTGCGCCAAGATTTTGAATCTAACGGACTTACTCAGCGAGTCTGGGATGAAGTAAACCGCGACGGCATAGTAGACAATTTTGGCTTGTTTAGGTGGGATAATTTGTCTCACGATGCGCAGGTATCTTTAGGTTCTTATTTCCATCGTACTGTGAACCATTCAGTACTGCGGCCTGATAACTTTACGCGAGCTTTGTTGTTTGCCGGTGGCCGCCGAGGCTCTTTATCAGGCGAGCTGGCTGCAGGTGTTACCCAATTTTTAAACTGGCCGATTAGTTTTACACGCATCGCGCAGCAACAGCAGTACAAAAAAGGGCTAGCTGGGTTTGCTGTGTTTAGCGGTGCTTTGTTTACTGGTTCTATGATAACCGAGCAACTTTATGCCATTACTTCAGGCGATCCTGCTTATGAGTGGCACAGCAGCTCTTTGCATGAAAAAGCAGCGCGTCGCTCCGGCTTAATGACGCCGCCGGGTGAATGGATTTATGGCGCCATAACAGGCAACCAATTTATGCGGCCGGGGCTAGGACCAGTTTATGACACTGTGATTAGAACTATGGAGAGAACCGGCAAGATGGGCAAAGATATTTACGACGGGGAAGTAGACAAATTGCCCTTACAAGGACTTGAGCTAGCAAAAGGGCTTACGCCCAATATGTGGTGGTTTGAACAAACCATTATGAATCCAACAATGCGAAGCTTTGAAGAAAGCTTAGACCCTGATAAAGTGCGAAGAAGGGAACGGCGGTATGTTGATGAACAAAGGATGGGCTACGAATGACTATTGAACAAACTTACGTCCTTGATGGACCGAAAGATTTTTTCTTTCCGTTCCCTGTCCGCACGCCAAGTTCAATTGTGGTGTCGGTTCAGCCTGGCGGAACGCTGCCGCCGTCTGAATATCAGGTCATTGGTGCGAGTGCTACGGCAACTGGGGTAACAATTCGCTACACCAACGCGCCGACCGATGGACAGAGTAATTTAATTATTACCCGACGCACTGAAGTGCAGCGGGTATCGACCTTCCTAGACGATCTATCTATTACCGCGCGAGCGCTTAACGCCGAGTTCGATAACGTATTCCAGATTATCCAAGACGGGGTGCTGAATGAGTACAAGGGTAATTGGGAGCAAGAAGAGCTTTACCTTGTCCTTGATGTTGTCACTGGCCCAGATGGCAATATCTATGTATCCCAAGAGCAGCACACGTCCGGCACTGATTTTTCCGTAGACTTTAATGAAGGCAAATGGTCACTGATTGCTGATTTTGAGCAAGGCCAGACTGACATCGACACCGCATTAAATGAAGCTGAAAATGCACGGGACAAAGCACAAGAATGGGCTACTAATCCTGAAGACACGCCGGTCGAGACAGGCCCTGACCTGTTTTCAGCGTTGCACCATGCAATAAAAGCAGAAGATAGTGCCGCTGCGGCACTTCAGTCGGAGCAAAACGCTGCACCAGTCAATGCGATTGTTACTGAAATACAAACAGTGGCAGGTATCGAGCAGGAAGTCATCGACGTTGCGGCGATTTATACTCAGGTTGTCACGGTGGCAGGCATTGATGGTGATGTCAGCGCTGTTGCCGCGATTGATACGGATGTCTCTACCGTTGCAGGTATCGACCAGGCCGTGCTTAGTGTCGTGGCAAACGAGACTAACATCAACGCAGTCGCAGACAACGAGACTAACATTACTACTGTAGCAGGCATATCTACCGACGTATCTGCCGTAGCGGCTATTGATACGGATGTGGCTACTGCGGCCAATAACATTCAAGCTATTATCGACGCCCCG